TACAACGAAGTTAAGCATAAATACAAAAAAACCAGCATTGGTAGGCGAAAACTCAAGACTTCAAGCATGAATAAGCACAAAAGGCGTAGATTAGGCAAAAAATTAGCTAAAATGTAGTTATGGCACAACCACAACAGCAACAATCTATACCAACAACATATTTTTTACAGCAAATGAAGCAACAGCAAGTCATTGGTGGTAGAAATGGCTAATCAAAAAGAAGTTGGTGAACACTTAGGATTGACTAAACAATATGTATCCAATCTTGTATCACAAGGCATACTGCCAAAGGGTATTGGTCGTGGCGGTATGGATATGGATGCTTGTCGTAAAGCATACATAGAATATCTTAGACAAAGAGCAAGATTACATCTAAAAGATGTGCCAAATGACATCAATGAAGAGAAATTAAGACTTACTAAGAATCAAGCAGATCACAAAGAGATAGAAGTTGCAGTTTTATCAAGCAAGTTAGTACATTCTGATGATGTTATTGATACTTGGCAGAACTTAATTGCAAATTGTCGTTCAAAACTATTAAATATACCAGCAAAGGTTACACATCAGGTCTTAGGTCTTAAATCCTATGCTGAAGTAGAAGATTTAATTACAACCGAAGTACATGAAGCATTAAATGAACTCGCAAACACAGGACTTCCAAAAAACTCTGAGAATAATTTGGAATCAGTCGATACAGACGTTCAAGCCGCCAAAGAAACTTAAAGTTTCTGAATGGGCAGACAATCATAGAGTCTTAACTTCTGAATCTAGTGCAGAAGCTGGTCAATGGAAAACAAGTCGTGCTGAATATCAACGTGGCATTATGGATACACTCAATGATAGAGATATTGAAAGCATTGTTATCATGTCATCTGCTCAAGTTGGCAAGACAGAAATACTTCTAAATATACTCGGCTATCATATTGCTCACGATCCAGCACCAATGTTGGTAGTTATGCCTACACTAGAAATGGCAAGAGCCTTTTCAACACAAAGATTATCTAAAATGATTACCGCATCTGATGCTCTTAGAGGTAAGGTAAAAGATTCCAAAAGCAGAGATAGTGGCAATACCATATTATCTAAATCATTTGGCGGTGGTTTTGTTGTTATCTCAGGAAGTAACTCACCAGCATCGTTATCATCAAGACCATGTAGGATTGTTTTACTAGACGAGGTTGATAGATACCAAATCACAAACGAGGGAGATCCTGTAGATTTGGCAAGAAAAAGAACTTCTACCTTCTGGAATCGTAAAATCATAATGACATCAACACCAACCATAGATGGCATGAGCAGAATCCAAGATGCTTGGAATACATCAGACCAAAGAAAGTACCATGTGCCTTGTCCACATTGTAAAACCTACCAACACTTAGAATGGTCAAACATCAAATGGGATGAAGATTTAAAAAATGTAAATTATGTTTGTAAAAGTTGTGGAGTCCTTATTGATGAATCCGATAAACCTTACATGATGCAAAATGGTAAATGGATTCAAGAAGGCAATAAAAGTAGTGTTGCTGGTTTTCATTTAAATGAATTGTATTCATCGTGGCGTACATGGAAAGAAGTTGTAGAATCATTTTTAGTTGCCAAGAATAATCCTGAACAATTACGAGTTTGGGTAAATACATCACTAGGAGAATGTTTTGCAGAAAAAGGTGAAGAAATAGAATCTGATAGTTTATTAAATCGTAGAGAAAACTATGACCATGAAACTATACCTGAAAATGTTGTTGTGCTTACTTGCGGAATTGACTGCCAATCAGACCGAATAGAAGCACAAGTTGTCGGTTTCTCAGCAGAAAATCAAATCTATGTAATTGAATATAAAATCTTTTGGGGTGATCCCAATCAATTAGAAGTATGGAAAGAATTAGATGAATATTTATTATCATCATTTACCAAAGAAAATAATCATAAATTAAAAATAGCAATTACTTGTATTGATTCAGGTTATGCAACACAAAGCGTTTATGGTTTTGTAAAACCAAGACAAGGCAGAAGAGTATTTGCTGTCAAAGGACAAAGCATAAGTGGGAAGCCAATAGCTAATAGACCAACACAATCAGGCAGACAAAGAGTAAGCCTTTATCCAATCGGAACTGATACTGCAAAAGATACTTTGTTTAGTTGGTTGAATGTTGCAGAAGAAGATCAAGCTGGATATATACATTTCCCAAGTACAGTCGATGAAGAATATTTCAAACAACTAACCGCAGAAAAAAGAATCATTAAGTTTCATCGTGGACAAAAGAAATTAGTTTGGAAGCAAACAAGAGAAAGAAACGAAGCACTAGATAATTTTGTTTATGCTTTAGCTGGTTTCTATATTCTTTCTCCAAATCTAAATAAAATAAAAACCAAAAGCGAATCGCAAGAAGCACAACCGAAACAAGAGAAAAGAAAGAATCTAATCAATCGTAGAAGAAGAAATACTTGGGTTAATGATTGGTAAATTAAATTTAAGTTAATTTACCTTTTAATGATAAAATGCTTTTTAATTCTATCTTTTTAGAAGAAATTTTTGTATGTAGAGTATGTCTAACCTATTTGACAGAGCCAATTATCCAACACAAGAACCTGACACTATTGTTATAGGTGATAGATTAGTTTGGCGTAGAGATGATATTGCGGATACTTATCCCACATCTACTTTTGCTCTTACTTATGAATTCCACAAAGATTCAGGTGGTGGTGGCTCACATCAATTTGAAATAACTGCAACCGAAGCTGATAGCACATATTTCATTGAAGTTGCTTCATCAACTACTGCTAGTTATACAGATGGTGATTATATTTGGAACGCCTACATAACAAGAAGTGCTGATTCTGAAAGAATCAGAATAGACACAGGTAGATCAACAGTTGTTCTTAATTTAGCTAATACTAATGCTGATTTAAGAAGTCATGCAAAAAAGGTCTTGGATAATATTGAAGCTGTTTTAGAAAATAGAGCATCAATAGATCAATATTCTTTTTCAATAGCTGGTCGCTCTCTATCAAGAATGTCGATAGATGAATTACTAACTTTCAGAGATAGATATCATGCAGAATATTTGGAAGAAATAAAAAAGGCTAGAATCAAAAACAAACAAAGGTCAGGTAATACGATAGAGGTTAAATTCTAATGGCTTGGTACGACAGATTTACAAGAAAACCGAAAAGAAGAAAAACTCTTAATTTAAGAAAATACAATGGTGCAAGTACCAGCAGATTATTTTCTGATTTCTTACAAACATCTACATCTGCTGATGAAGAAATAAAAACTAATTTAAGATTACTCAGAGATAGATCAAGAGATTTAGCAAGAAACGATAGTTATGTACAAAGGTATTTGAATCTTATGCAATCCAATGTTGTTGGCAACAATGGTATTCGTTTATCAATGAAAGCAAGAAACGATGATGGCAGTTTGGATTTAATAGCAAATAGAATCATTGAACAGAAATGGCATCAATGGTGTCGTTTAGGAAACTGCACAACCAATGGCAGATTAACTTTTATAGACTGTCAAAAATTATTTATTGAATCTTTAGCAAGAGATGGTGAAGTATTAGTTCGTCATGTTAAGTCAAGAGATTCAGAGTTTGGTTATCAGATAGAGTTTTTAGAAGCAGATCATTTAGACGAAACTAAAAACGACAATCCTGAAAAGGGTGGTAATAAAATAAAAATGGGCGTTGAGTTAAATGCAAGTAACAAACCTGTTGCTTATTATCTGTTTAAAAATCATCCATTTGATAACCAATACTATGCAACACAAAAACATATTAGAGTAAATGCAGAAGAATTAATCCACGCTTACATTCCAAATAGACCTGAACAAAACAGAGGTGTGCCATTTACTGCATCTGCTATGGCAAATATAAAATTATTGAATGGTTATTTAGAAGCTGAAATAGTTTCTGCAAGAGTATCAGCAAGTAAGATGGGTTTCTTTGTTTCTCCTGATGGTGATGGCTATGTAGGTGATGGAGAAGATGAAGAATATGTACCAATAATGAACGCTGAAGCTGGAACATTTGAACAGCTACCAGCTGGAATGGATTTCAAATCTTTTGATCCTGACCATCCAACATCAGCTTTTGAATCATTCAGTACACAAGTTTTAAGAAGTATTGCATCAGGTTTAAATATTTCTTATCACGCTTTAACCAATGACCTTAGTTCTGTAAATTACAGTTCCCTAAGAGCAGGTGCATTAGAAGATAGAGAGATGTAC